TACCTGTCTCCGGTTGAATACCGGAGACGGTAGCCCTAGGGTGTTTTTATTAAATTCTCACTTTTTGGGGTCAGTCCCTCGTGAATAAAGAGAGTTTTTTTCGTAAAATAATGGAGCCGAGGGTAGTAGAAACTGTTTATATATCAACGTTTCTAAATGTTTTGTTCCGCGTTTGTTCCGTGGTTAAAATATTTGTTTGATTTTATCTGATTCAGAATCCTTCATTTCGTCCAAAACGTGAGCGTAAGTTTGTAAAGTTATATTTGGGTCAGCATGACCTAATCTCTTACTAACTGTTAGTAATTGAACTCCTTTTGAAAGTAGAATACTTGCATGAGTGTGTCTTAATGCATGGAATGTAACTTGCTTTTTAATCTTTGCTCTGATTAGTGCCTTCTGCAGAGATTTGTTCACTGCATTGTTACTAACTCTATCAAACACAAACGAATGATCTTGTGGAAGCTCTTTTAACCAATTTAGCATTTTTGTTGAAACATCAATTGTTCTCTTACTGCTTTTTGTTTTCCCTTCTGTAAAATCATTTGTAAAGTGATAATCGAACCCTTTTTCTATTCTTATTTTTTCATTTTCAAAATCTACACAATCCCAAGTTAATCCAAGACATTCTCCGAATCGCGCCCCAGTATACATGCTAAATAATATAATGTAACGTGTTGTATAATCACTTCTGATATCTCTAATTAGAGCTTCTTCAAGTGCTTTGAATTCATCTAAGCTTAGGAATTTCAATTCTTCCTTCTTTGTCTTAGAATCAACCCCTTTTAAAATTGCTCCTTCTGCTGGATTGATAGTTAATACATTCGTTCTTACTGCATACTTCAATGTCGCTTTAACGTAGGTATGATACTTCTTTACAGTTTCTTTTGCGTGTGTTTCAGCAACTGTGTTTAAAAACTCTTGATAATTTTCGTGTGTTATATCTTTGAGCATTAAATTATAGTTTTTTCTAACATAGTTAGTAACTATTCGGATTTGTTGCAATGTTTTTAATGATACAACATCATCTTTGTATAGCTTTCTCCAATTCTCCATATAATCCGCTAGGAAGGTTCTTTCTTTAGAAAAATTCTTTCCTTGCAGCATTTCATTTTCTTTTAAAATAGATGCATCTTTTGCCTCAGCTTTCGTTTTAAAACCACTTTTCGAAACAGCTTTTTGCTTTCCATTTTCATAATAATAAACCTTATAAGTCCACGTTTTTCCACGCTTATAAATACTTGCCATACTTTACCATCCTTTCCATATGTGGTAAAATAAATATAAGAAAAAGCCCTATTTTAAGGGTGTTTTGTAACATCACACTCTGAAGTTTGGCGACTGCTAGTGTGATGTTGTTTTAATACAGGGGAGTGAAGACATGAGATGGATATATGAAAAATTTAATATTTATATTTATATTATTGTTCCACTGATTGTTGTTAGTCTGTCTTCTTTGTTCATTCAACACATCCCCAAGCAAGGACTACAACAACATTCTGTTGAGATTAGTCTTGCTTTTCTAGGAGTGTTTTTAACTCTAATGGGTATTTTAGTAGCATTTCCTAGTTCTAAGAGGCTAGAGTTACTACAACGCTATAAATACACTCAAATTGCATATTTAACATTAGTATTTGGGATTATCTTTGCTATAGCACTATTAATATCTGCTTTAGTAGAATATCATGAATATAGTTACTATCTTTTCATAGCATTAATAACTGAAACGCTTCTTGCTACAAAGAAATTATATTGCATGGCTAAATTCATTAATAAAAAGAAATAATCTTCTGTAGCTTGTTTAAAATAGAATCTTCATCAAAGTCTCCTTCTTCAAAGTCACAGGAGACTTTTTTTGTTACAGTTTGTTCTAAGACATCGATTTCTCCATCATCAGTAGTTATTGAAACAGATTTATATTTTCTCCCTTTGTCATGAATAGAATTTAAAAGTTTTTGGGCGATACTCTTACTAGCCGATACAGGTTCTAGAGATAATGTTAGTCGTGCTGATTTAATCGCACCAGAATCTTCTGAATCTATATCTGCTAGAGAAACAAATTCGTTCATTAAATGTTTATCTGAATAGTATTTGATATCTATTTCTTGAACATGCACGGCTTTGTTGATGGCTTCTTTAATATCATTTTTAAGCGTGGATACAACTTTAATATCAGAGTAAATCTCTGATAAATTAAAATGATCATTCAAAAATTCAGCAATATTAATCTTAAAACCTCTACAATAACGACTACTTATATTTACAATTTTATTAGCATTAAAATCAATGTAAAAATAGGTAAACATTTCTAGATAATCCTTATATTCGTGAGGGCTAAGGTTTTGTCTATCTCTAACGCGAATAAAATTACTTTTGCTGTAGTTATTTAGATTTCCGTAGCTTCCAAATAAATAATCCTCATTAATTTCAATGATATCTACTATATAATTTTGTGATTCATTCGTATAAGACATTTCATTTTTATTGCAATTTTTAGCAAAAGCTTTAACCCTAGATTTTAAATCAGCATCAGTTGTAAAAATATTTAACTGAGAATTAAAAACCAAATCCAATTTATAAAACAAAATATTTTTCTTCATACAGTAAACCTCTCCCTCAACTTTATCGTACAGAACAGAATTAATAATACTTTCTCATTTCTTCTTTGATTCCAAATATATCTGCTTCATTACTTTAATCCTAAGAGTTTAAAAATATCAAATGAAGTTTTACGATAAACTTTGTTATATAACGATTTTTTAGGATTTCTAAACAACCCAATACCTTTTTTTCCATATCCTGGAATAACAGCCTTTTTGATTTGTCTCTTCCATTTAGAAGTAGTACGTGCTTTAATCATTTTCTTCCAGCTTGGTTTTCTTAATCCGAATTTCATAAATAATTCTCCCTTACCATTTAATAATATTCTCTCATTTCTTCCTTAACTCCATAAGTCGAAATCAACTTATCAAATGTTTCTGGAACATCTTGGTACTGTTCTTGATAGAGCAGCAGCATTAATTCAGTTGCAAATTTATTAGCTTCTAGCTCCAATTTACCTTTGCCACCATAACAAAGAGAGTAGTAACCAATTAAATCTGCATGATCCATAGCATGTTTTAATTCATGAGCCAAAACTAAATATTTCTCATTCGAATTTTCTAATGAGTTGTTTAATAAAATAATAGGCTCTCCATCGTTTGCAACAATAATTCTCCCTTTTAGTCTAGATGGAAAATCAACATATAAATAACTAATGTTTAAGTTATCAGCAATCGTAAATGGATCAGCTGTGTGATGATTTTCTACTAAAGTTTTAACGTCCAATAATTACCCTTCCTTTTTATCTTTTAATTTATCCCACAAAACGCTTCTAATAATTGCGTCTACTTTTTCTTTTTCTTCTTCAGTCAATTCAATTCCATCGTAAGATATAGCAGTTGTATTTAATTTTAATGCTTTTTCAATGTCGATAGCGTCTTCTTTAGATGCCCACGCTGGTGCGTTCGTTTGGTTTGAGTTTTGAGCAAATCTAGGGTCCACGGCTGATTTTTCTACATTAAAGAAATCTGCAATCTTTTGAACATTACCTGGAATTGGCATAGATGTTCCTTTAACATATCCAGTCAATGTGCTTGTAGGTATCCCAGTATTTTTAGATAATTCAACTTGTTTAGTTCCAGTACGATTAAGTAATTCATTAATATTGATAGATATTCTCTTCATGATTTCGATGTCATTAGGAGTATATTTTCCTCTTCCTCGTGCCATTTCTAGCACCTCCTTACTTTCTACTAATATTATAGTAACGTTTTAAATCGTATTTGTAAATAAAATAATATCAAAAAAATCGAATTTTTATAGCAAAACTATTGACATACGAATTAAATCGTATTATTATAGGCTCATAAGTTAATTAATTTTGAAAGGAGGAACGTATTTTGACACAAATTTCGTTAAAAGCCGCGAGAGTTAATGTGAATTTAACTCAAAAAGAAGTAGCAGAGAAATTAGGAGTCCACCAACAAACTATCGCAAAATACGAAAAAGATAGTACTAAAATTCCTATGAACTTGCTACAACAATTAAGTTCATTGTACAAGGTTGAATTAAATCACATTTTTTTAGGTTAAAAATACGATTTAAATCATATCAAGGATTTTTGTTTTTCAATCAGAAAGGAGGAACTTATGGAACAATCGACGCTTGATTATTACGAACCAATATTCTTCGAAGTCGTAAAAAGAAACCCAGAGAAATTTGTTGGATTAATAAAACCGTTTATTGACTCAAGAAGTAATCAAAGGTGGATAACGACCGAAGAGTTGTGTGAAGCAATCGGAACGAGTTCCAGCGCGTGGCTTAAAAGTGATGTGAGAAATCATCCTGTAGTCGTTGCTGCTAGAAGAGTTGATACACGTCCATATAAATATAAAGCTGATCATATTGAAGCCATACAGAAAGTGTGGGATGAACGGAAGGAAATAAGAAGATGAGCAGAGTTGAAATATCAAGAACTAGGAAGCTAAAAAGAAAAGATTTCTGGAAAGAGTTCAATAAGAACTTCATTAAGAAATACTTGAAATTCTTAGGACTTTCAGCATTAGCAATCGTTGGAATAATCGCATTTATGCACTTGTGGATTGGAGCAGTTAACCAACACATGGACAAAGTGGATGCAATCAGGCAAGGTGTGATTTTTGATGATTAGTTTTGAAATGAATATGTTCGATCCAAACGAATACGATGTAATGGTTGGAAGTGAATTAAGAGGAGAAATAAGATTCATCGATGGAAAGTATCGATTGATTGTATTTCTTGGAAATTACAAAAGCAGCAGTACTCATTCAAATCTAAAGGACGCATACGATACTGCAAGAGAGCTTTTGAATGTATAAAAAAAGACGACTTATAAAAGCCGTCATACAAAACATTTCTACAATGATTATAACATAACACATCACTGTAGACAACACATTCTCAGAAAAGGAGCGAGGAAAGTGGCACGACCTCAGAAAAATGGACTCGACTACTTCCCTCTTAACGTTGACATCTTTGAAGACGAGAAAATCGAAGCAATAGCTGGAGAGTTTGGAATTAAAGGGGAGTTATTAGTAATCAAACTGTTATGCGCGGTATACAGAAAAGGGTACTACGTTGTATGGAATGATTTGCTTAAAATGCAACTTCTCAAAAGAATTCCAGGATCTAGTAGAGAATTATTAGACCAGGTTGTGAATCGCTTGGTTGCGTGGGGTGTGTTTGATAAAGCCCTGTTCAACTCGGATATGGTACTTACCTCGGTTAGAATTCAGGAAACATTCAAAGAGGCAACAAAAAGAAGAAAAGAAGTAGATATGAGTAGTTATTGTTTGATTAATGTAGACATTAACGAACAAGCAAGCGAGATTAATGATGACATTAATCCACAAAGTAAAGTAAAGGAAACTAAAGAAAATAATAATAGCCAAAATAGTGCTGGTGAAGGTAACAAAAAAGCTCTTCAAGAGGATTTTGACAAACTTTGGAAATTGTATCCTAGAAAAGAAAGAAAAAACGATGCATTCAAAGCATACGTTAAAGCGATAAAGTCTGGAGTATCTAACAAAACAATTTGCAACGGCATTGTCAATTATCAAAAGCATATTATAGCTAACAAAATTGAACCTAGATTCATTAAGCAAGGAGGAACTTGGTTCAATAAAGAATGTTGGAACGATGAATATGCCATTCCTCAACGAACTAACACTACTAAGCAACAATCTGTATTTGAAAAGATGAAAATGATATATGGCGAGGATTGGAATGGTGTAGATGAATAATTACGAGTTAGAAAAATCAATCATATCTGCAATCCTACAAGATTTCGATAAAGCTCAATCAACGTATCTGCAGGCTGAATGGTTTACGGATAACAACTTTAAAACGATCTTTGAAATTTTAAACAATAACGGAAGTCGATTAGATGGATTGATGGAGCTGTTCGCTAAAGTTAGAGCAGAAATGAAGGAAAATTCCATTGGATATGAGTATCTAATGGCCTTGCAGCAAGAAAGCGTGACAACATCCGGATTAGACTACCTTGCTAATCAGCTTCATCGTGAGTACTTGAGAGCAAAACTCGAAAAGGTTAAAGCCGAGCATACAGCATTTCCAACTAAGCAATTAGAAACAGAAATGATTGAATTATTAAGTTCCATTTCTAAATTATCAAGAAAGAAAAATGTAGGGGACTTATCGGAAACGTTTGAACAATTCGAGTATGAACTTGAACACGATATCGAAGACGGCATTAAGACATTTAGCGGACTGGATGCAGCACTCGGAGGCGGAATTGGTCCAGGAATGTTAGTGACGGTTGGAGCGAGACCATCAGTCGGAAAGAGTGCCTGGACAATCAACCTAATCGATAGAGCGCTACAGAGAAACGAAGGATTAAGAGTAGACCTGTTTAGCCTTGAGATGAGCAAAAAAGAAGTGTTCTCACGTTTCGTTGCAAAGATGACTACGTTAAACACGTACTACCTGCGAAAAATGAATAAAATGCTGAAGCATGGAGATAAAGAGCTAGTGAGAGCGACTATTGAGTATTTCAAACAGAAAGACTTAAAAGTCTATGACACTGTATCTGAACTCAATCATATTCTTGGAATTATTAAAGAACGTGCTGCAGGACAAACGCCAGGTAAATATTTAGCAGTCATCGATTATGTTGGACTAATTAAGGTTAACAACAATCGTGACAGAAGATTACAGATTGAACAAATTACCAGGGAATTGAAGAACCTTGCTAATGAACATCAAGTCCCTATCGTCATCTTATCGCAGTTATCTCGTGGAGTAGAACAGCGACAGGATAAATCACCAATCTTGAGCGACTTAAGAGAGTCAGGCTCAATCGAGCAAGATTCAAATGTAGTAGGCTTCTTAAGCAACGAAGAGACAGAAGAGAACCACGGAGGCTATCAACGTGTGAAGTTCTCTATCAAGAAGAATCGCGAAGGCGATTTGATGGATTCGACATTCAAGTTCTATAAGGCTCAAATGAATTTTGTGGAGGAATTTGAACGAAGATGAATGCAAGAGAATTCGAAAACATTATGCAGTCGGAAGGATTAAAAACAACTCGAGCAGTAATGATCATGTTACAAGAGGCTAAGAGATGTCAGAGAAACATTAAAAGCATGAGCCTATATAAACATCTTCCTTACGCTGCAGAATATATCGAGAAACAAATGGAACAGAAAGACAAAGCTATATGGCAAGCCTTGGAAGTGGCACAACTAGAGAAAATGTACGGATTTCGATTAGTCGAGGATAGAAATGATGTAATAATAGCCACTTACAATGTAGAGGCCCCACACAGCGAAGTAATGAAGAAAATCAGAAGCCATATAGAGATAATGGCGGAATTGGAGAAAGAGTATGGCATTTGTGATTAAAAACAGCAATATGTATTTTACACAAATTGTAGATCATAGCAGCATAGCCGGATATCTGGACAGAAAACATCCAGTTAAAACATTTGAATTTAAATCGAACCAAAATGAAGCGATGGAATTCAAGAAGTACCGTGAAGCTAGAAAGTACATGAAGGAGAACGGGTTGAACGGAAACATCATTGAGATAGTTGTTTCTAAACCGTTCCAAATAAACAAGATGGAAAAGAATATCGGTCCTAATAGACTAGATGAATGGTACGATTCAGCATTGATGAGCACCAGAGAAGATATTGAAAAGATGATTGCGGATTCTGAGAATAATTTCAAGCACATGGCTAGAGATATCTTGAAAGTAAGAACAACAACGTTAAACATATTCTTACGCAATCCATACGAACTGGGATGGAACACTCGTAAGAAAATTATGGACAGATTAGAAGAATATTTCGAAGGAGCTGGAATGAAGTGAATTTAAATGATCCAATTAAAAAAAGACGTATTGAACGTGAAGAGTTAATCCGATTAGTTCAAAACTGGTTCGTAGAACGTGGCTTAGATACGTTGGACGGCAGTGGACAGCTAACCAAACTACAAGAAGAAGTAGACGAATTAAAAGATGCATATATCCATGTTAATCGCGATGAAGAGATTGACGCGGTTGGAGATATTACAGTAGTGCTAATCGGATATTGCATGCAGCGCAATCTTGATTTCATGGAGTGCTTAGAAAGTGCTTATCACGAAATTAAGGACCGAAAAGGTAAAGTCATCAACGGCGTGTTCGTGAAAGAGGTGCAGTAATGGACTTTGTCAACGTGAGTGGATTTAGAGCGCCAGATTTACTTGAAAACGCGAAAATTAAAGAAGCTGTTAAACATCCAAAGCATTATCAAGGCATTAAAGGACTAGAAGTGTTCACTGTGATGGAAAATTTCATTCCAAAATACGAGGATTCGTTTGATGGATACCTGGCAGGAAATATTTTGAAGTATGTGCTGCGAGCGCCAAGTAAAGGCAAAATGCTAGAGGATCTAAAAAAAGCAAAGGAACATTTGGACTTGTTAATCGAAAGGGCAGAGGATTAATCATGAAAACTGTAAACGAAATAAAAGACGATGAATTGGTGTTTGATGAACGAAACGATTCTCAAATATACGCATGCGATTTAAAACGTGAATGGAACTCGTTAAATGAGGATGAGAGAAGTGGTTTGAAAACTTTAAAAGAAAGAACAATTAAATTATCTGCTGGAACTGTATTGGATAGGATATATGAAGATATGGAATATTCAGATGGCTATGAAGACATGTTTGTTCATTTATGGAACGACACGTCTGAAGAATTTAAACAACGAATGCAAGGGCTACTTGATGAAATTTCTAATTTTCCAAGTGCGAAAGTTTATGACCTTGATGAAGATATCAATCCTTTCGTGGACTTAGAGGAGGACCAATCATGAAAGCGAAATTAGAGTTTGATAAATTAAAAGACGATGTGCATTACTTGATTGTGGCTCATTGTAAATACAAGGATATGTCGATGTATGACAGAGCGTTGAAACAGTTCCAGGAAGATATTGGATATGGGCAGCTCGAAGAAATGAGCTACAATGAACGATTCGCTTTCTTGCTTGGATTTGAAACATCATTGAAGGCAATAGAAAACGCGATTGAATTAAGCGAGCAATTGAAGAAAAATCCTGAAATGATTGAATCGTTATTGAGTTCGTTACCTCAACACGTTGAGCAATGTGGACTAATGAGTGCGACTTAAGGAGGGTCAGAATGATGGATACTTTTGATAAATTAAAATTAAATGGTGAATTGGAAGAATTGTTAATAGATTTTGAAACAAAAGCGAAAACAATTCTTTTAAAACACCAATTAGGTTTGAAAGAAGATAAAAAAATCAATTATAAATTAGAAATGCCATTTCAAAGAGGTGATGTATATTTTGTTTTGCGAAGCTATGGAGCATGCGAAAAACAAATTTATGACGATGTAAATGTACACATTAACAATGTAGTCCAAGGAAATGCATTTGTTTCAGAACAATTAGCCGAATTAGAAGCAAAACAAAGAGAATTAATAACCAAATTCAAAGATTTTAAAGACATATCCAACAGAGATTGGGAACCAGATTTTAATCATTTTGATTCGAAGTATTTCATAGCATACGACTATGATTTCAATAGACTGAAAGTATATTGTCAGTACGGAATAGATGGATTTCATAAATTTGGTTATTTTCAAAGTGAAAGAGACGCTAGACAAGCCATCGAAATATTTGGTGATGAAATTATCGAGCTATTTGTGGATTGTGAGGTGCAGTGATGGATTTGACATATAGTAAACAATTCAAAAAATATATCAAAGAACAAAATGATTTAGGTTATCCACAAACCATTTACAAGTTTCCTAACGGGTACGGTGCAAGTGTAATTAAATTCAATTACGTGTACTTTGGTATTGAAATTGCAGTTTTAAGGTTTGATGAAAATGGTAATTGGGACATTGATTACAGCACACCAATTACAAATGATGTGATAGGTGGATTGAATGAAGAAAGTAGAGATTCAGTCTTACAACAAATTCTGGATTTAGAAAAGTTAAAGGAGATATAATAATGGATTTCTATACAGTATTTATATTCGTTTTAAATATAGCATCTATTCTAATGTCTATAGTGGCTTTAAAAAGAGTAAATGAGAGTATCGATTTAGAAGCATACTACTTTTGTAAAAACAAAAGAGAAGTCGATGAAATGAAAGAAAAATCGGAGAAAGAGCAGAAAGTAACAACTAAGATAACATCTTATGAACAAGCAGTAAAAGATATACTTGAAACTCTTCCAAAAGGTTCAGCAAAAGTGATAGATGAACCAATTGACAACACAGTAGTTATCAGAATTCAAAAAAATGTATTTATGGAGGAATAACAATGGAACTAACTTTATATTTAGAAAATGGAAAAACATTAAGATTTGAAAACGTGACTAATTTAGAACAAGAATCATATGTGACGAGCCTTGTTACATTTAATTATGTAAGTGCGTCTGATGGCAAGAAGAAAAGGGCGATTTTTAGCTTCAACAGTTTGATAGGTTTATCTGTCGATAAGGAGGATTTTGATGTTAACAGTTTATTCTAAATCAAATTGCATCCAATGTGAGATGACAAAGATGTGGCTAGATCAAAATAAAATTCAATTTGAGACAGTGGATGTATCTGAACACCCAGAAAAGCTAGAAGAAATTAAATTAAACGGCTTCCAGCAGCTTCCAGTAGTGACATTAGATAAATACTTCGAAAACGCCTGGTCTGGATTTAATGTAGACAGATTAGAAGAATTGAAGGAGAGCTGTTAATGGAACGAATGAGTCCGGAAGAACGAATGGTATTAAGACTAATTCCAGTAAGCGATACTCGAAGAATTAACCGAGTGGACATTTCAAGTATTACTAAGCTGTCGGAACGTAGAGTTAAGAAAGTAATTGATACGTTAGTTAACAGATACGGCATTGTGATCATCGGAGAACGTAACGGCAGAACTGGATACTATATTCCAGAAACAGACGAGGCTCGTAAGGACGGAATTAAACCTATGAGGTCTCAAGCAATTAAAGAATTCAAACGAGTGAGCCGAATTTTAAAAGGCGATTTGAAAGCTCATGAGAAATATTTGGAGGTAAGTAAATGATTAATAATGTTGTGCTAGTAGGCAGATTAACAAAGAAACCAGAACTAAAATTTACAACAACCGGTACTAAGTACACGCAGTTCAGTGTTGCAGTACAAAAGAAATTCAAAAATCAAAATGGTGAATACGAATCAGATTTCATCAATTGCTTGATGTGGTCTACTGCTGCAGAGAACTTTATTAAGCTCACGAATAAAGGTTCACTAGTTGGAATCGAAGGACGAATCCAAACAAGAAGTTATGAGAAGGATGGCAGTAAAAAGTACATCACAGAAGTAGTTGCAGAGAACTTCTCGTTATTAGAATCAAAGAAAGTAACAGAATCTAGAAACAATGCAGTTCAACCAATCGAAGAAAGTCCATTCAATGGAGTATCAGACGATGACTTGCCATTCTAATGAATCGAGGTGCAAGTATTTGGAGAGTATTCACTTATTTGATTATCCGGAACTAGATTATAAAGCTACAAAGCGAGAGGTGATGAAAGTCATCGGTAGATATAAGAACGCATTAAACAAGTTGTATCTGAAGAGTGAGCCTCGCATCACTCCTCAGTATACGATTGTCCCACCTTCATTCACTAATGAGTTCCACTCATCAACAGAAGACGCTGCGCTGTGGAGCGATACTGTAGGAAAGAAATTCAAAGATTATGTTGAACGTGTTAATGCAGCATTAAACAGTATCCCATCAGTGAACCGAGTAGTAATTTATAGATCATTAATTCAGGAGCAAAGTGATGTACTAATCGGAAGTGAAATGAACTACAGTGAATTCACTATTCGAGATATACGAATGGAAGGAATTAAACAACTAGCGTACGCACTAGGTGTGGATGTATATCAAGATGGAACATCGGAAGATGTTGAATATGATTAGTTGAGTTTGTTGTAGAAAATGACTAAAAAAGTTTGTAAAACATTTTGAGAGAAATATTTTATAATATGTACTGTGGTATCGTGTAGATACAAGGATAGAGATGCGGAAACATCTTTAAAAAGCCAGTCCTGAAAAAGGTGTAGCCACGTTAGCAGCATGGACGACTGCTAACAGTGCCGTGTTGGATGTAGAGTGGTTCGACTCCACTCACGGTAATTCCCCAGTAAACCAACAAAAACTGTCAAAGAGCGTGCTGATGAGTACGCTCTTTAGTTTTTTAAGAAAGGAAACAGTATGAACTTCGTAGAACCTATTCGCGATCCTGATGACATCCAGGCTATGAAAGATTACCTAAAAGAATGGAACGAACGTAATTACATGCTGTTCGTATTTGGAATTAATCTTGGATTAAGAATCAGTGACATTATTAAATTAAAAGCTAAGGATGTTCAAGGACAGTATGTGAACATCAGAGAATTAAAGACAGGGAAGATTCTCAAAAGAAAGATGAACAGGTCTTTCAAAAAAGAAGTACAAGAGTACATCAAAGACATGAACCCACAGGACTATCTATTCAAAAGCAGAAAGGGGAAAAATAAAGCAATCACTCGTGAAGCTGCTTATTACATTCTCAAAGCTGCAGCAGAAGACATTGGAATAGAGAACGTTGGGACGCATACGATGCGCAAAACATTTGGCTACCATCATTATAAAAACAACAAAGATGTAGCTATGTTGATGGTTCTATTCAACCATGCAAGCCCGGATATCACACTCCGATACATAGGAATCCAACAAGACCAGCAGGATAAATCAATGGACGATTTCTACTTATAGAGCTGTTTAATTTAACATATTGAGAATTTGTAAATTCAAAAAAGAAAAGTTGAATAAACATTATTAAATCAATGGTTTCGAGCGTTGCTCGAATTTAACACAATCTAAGATATGATAAATTCAAGAATACACCTGTACCCTTGAAAATTTAATACCCCCCACCCCTTTAGAAATGGCGGTATGATAACAAAAACACCCCCATACAATTAAACCCGGTAGGGTTAAAGCGACCCTGCTGCATAAAATTTAAATAAAGGATGAAATGAAATGGTAAGACCAGATAGGATTGGGACACATCGAGTAGCGTTCGAAAAGAATAAGAAGAAGATATTCAAGACGCAGAACGTCTGTGGAATTTGTGGAAAGCCTGTAGACTTCAAGCTTAAGTATCCACATCCACTGTCACCAGTAATCGACCACATCGTTCCAATTAACAAAGGTGGACATCCAAGCGACATAGAAAACCTACAGCTCGCCCACTGGACGTGCAATAGGCAAAAATCAGATAAATTATTTAATCAAGCGCGTGAAGTAAAACAAGTCCTCGGCAACCGCAATCTTCCGCAAACCAGAGATTGGGCAAATTACAAACCTGAGTGATAGGGGGGAGGGGAACCTACCTCGTGCCTTTGGCGACCTCCCAGGCAGTATTGTACAAATTTTCTCGCGCGAAATTCAAAAAAAGGAGAAATGAAAATGGAATTGAAAGGTAAAGCATATCTCCGTAGGAAATTAGACGGATATCGCAGTGGAGTCCAAATGCGATATAAGTATTATTCTATGGAAAAAAAAGATAATACAGACGGAGTTACTATTCCTGCACAAATTAGAGATAAATATAAAGCTGTTCTTGGTTGGACAACAAAAGCTGTAGACAGCCTAGCCGATAGATTGATTTTTAGAGAATTTGCAAACGACGTATTCAATGCTAATGAAATTTTCCAGTACAACAATCCGGATATCTTTTTCGACTCAGCAATTCTATCTGCATTGATTGGTTCGTGCTGCTTCGTATACATTTCCAAAGACGAAGAGGGAATGCCTAGATTACAAGTGATTGAGTCAAGCAACGCAACAGGGATTTTAGATCCAATTACTAATTTGCTAACAGAAGGCTACGCAGTTCTTAAACGAGATGACTATGATAAGCCGTTACTAGAAGCATATTTCACTCAAAACGAGACAATCTTTTATCCGAAAGGAGAAGAGCCATACTCGATTGAAAATACAACTGGTATTCCATTGTTAGTACCTATTATCCATAGACCAGATGCCAGCAGACCGTTTGGACGTTCTCGCATTACTAAATCTGGAATTTCATATCAAAAAACAGCGCAGAGAACAATCGAGCGTTCGGAGATTACTGCAGAGTTCTATTCGTTTCCTCAGAAGTACGCATTAGGTGTTAGCCAAGATGCAGAATCGGTAGAAAGTCTAAGAGCAACTATTTCAAGCTTTATTATGTTTACAAAGGATGATGACGGTGATAAACCGTCTGTTGGGCAATTCACTACTGCAAGCATGACACCTTTCGTTGAACAACTGAAAATGGCAGCGGCAGGATTTGCTGGTGAAACAGGATTGACTCTTGATGACTTAGGATTCGTTTCTGACAATCCATCTAGCGTTGAGGCTATTAAAGCCAGCCATGAAAACTTGAGACTTGCAGGGAAAGCTGCACAACGTTCTCTAGGTTCAGGATTCTTAAACGTTGCTTATGTAGCTGTGTGTTTACGTGATGATTTCAGATTTATGCGTAAGGAATTCTCAAAAACTGTAGTTAAATGGGAGCCACTATTCGAAGCGGATGCATCTACATTAACAATGCTCGGAGATGGAGCGATTAAGTTAAACCAAGTTCTCCCAGGATATATCACAGCAGAAACTATTCGCGATTTGACAGGAATTAGAGGAGCTGATGTGGATGGATGATATCGTTCCAGAACTTCTTGAGAAAATCAAATCTGATTTTTTTGAACAGGCTGAAAAGAGCGCAGAATTAGAAAAATTACTACTTCTAGCGAGAAGTGGAAAAGCTAACTTTATAGACGCTCACGAATTTGCGACTAAATTAGGGCAGATTCTTTCTGAAGCACTTCAAAATAATATTAGTGGATTAATTCTTCCGGATGGTAAAATGCATTTTAACATTGCTAGTCGTATTTTGAACGAAACGCTAGGGACCAATCATAAGATGGTAAGCACATACGCTAAGCAGGTTCAAGAGATTTTAAACAAAGAGGCTGGTATTGGTTTGAAATCCATCCAGGCTCCAATAAACCAAGAAAGAATTAACGGACTAGTAAATCGATTGTCATACGAGGAAAAGTTCGAAGATGTATCGTGGATTCTTAAAGAGCCTATCGTTAACTTCAACCAAAATGTCGTTGATAATCACATCAAAGTAAATGCAGATTTCCATTTTAAATCGGGATTAAAGCCAAAGATTGTTCGGACAACTGACGGTAATTGTTGTGCTTGGTGTAGCAAACTAGCCGGTATTTACATTTATCCAGATGTTAGCAAGGATGTGTTCAGACGGCATGCTAGGTGCACTTGTACAGTAGATTATCATCCAGGGGACGGAAAAAAACAAAATGTATGGAGTAAAAAATGGAGTAATGTAGAACCAAAAGAACAAAATACAAAAGCAATCAGAACAACCAAACATTATATAAGTGTAAGAGAAGAATGGCTGAAAAACTACAAAGAAGCTAAATTTAATGATTTATTGTTCTGGAATGTAGACGGGAAAAAGTTAAAGGTTGATGATAAGCACGTTGTTCTTGATTATTCTGAGAAAGAAAAAGAAGTAGGAAAGTGGATGGCACATACTTTTGGAGTTCATGTGCAGATGGTGCCAAGAGTGAATTACCCAGAGCGAGTTAATACGCCTGATTATCTTATTAATGATAAGAAATTTGATTTGAAGGAAATAACTGGGAATAGTAAAGGCACAATAGATCAGAATTGTAGAAAAGCTAAAAAACAATCGGAAAATATTATATTTGATATAACAAATTCGTTGTTATCAGACGAGGAAGTTTTAAAACAACTGGATATGATTTACAGAAGGGGCATAAGAGGTATAAATATATCTGTTATAAAAAGAGGGAATTTAGTTGTAGATGTATTAAAAAAGGAAAGTTAGCTTAGGCGCCGGATAAAAATCCTTTTGGTGCCAAACCAACTTTCCTTTTACCTTATTATACTACTAAGCTACTATTTAATCAAGAGAGGATGTTGGAATGGCTAGAAAGAAATATGGAAATCAGCTTCCTACGCAATCAGTCATCCTGCCTTATGTGAAAAAAAGGTCTCTCAGCAAGGAAGCTATAGAAATTTATGAGAAAACAGGATTAAGCAGCTATATCTGGCAAAAGAAACTGCTAGAGGCTATGATGGCTGTTGATAAAAAAGGACTATGGGTTCATCAGAAGTTCGGATATTCGATTCCTCGACGGAATGGGAAATCCGAACTTCTTTATATGCTTGAACTTTGGGGATTGCACCAAGGTTTGAACATATTACACACGGCTCATCGAATTAGTACCTCACACTCTTCTTTTGAGAAGGTAAAACGGTATTTAGAAAAGATGGGATACGTGGATGGTGAAGACTTCACATCTATTCGCGCTAAAGGTCAAGAACGAATCGCTCTAACTAATACAGAAGGAGTGCTGCAGTTTAGAACTCGTACATCGAATGGTGGACTTGGTGAAGGATTCGACATCATGATCATAGACGAAGCTCAAGAATATACAACTGAGCAGGAGTCAGCGTTGAAATATACGGTTACTGACAGTGATAATCCAATCACTGTTATGTGTGGAACACCTCCAACACCCGTTTCGAGTGGTACTGTGTTCAGCAAATTCCGTGAAACGTGTCTATTCGGTCGTGGTAAGTATTCCGGATGGGCAGAATGGTCTGTGTCTACTGAAAAAGAGATATCAGACATTGAAGCCTGGTACAATTCTAATCCTTCAATGGGATATCACTTAGACGAACGTAAGATTGAAGCCGAACTAGGTGACGATAAGTTGGACCATAACATCCAGCGTCTTGGTTTTTGGCCTACGTACAATCAAAAATCAGCAATCTCAGAAGCTGAGTGGGAGGCACTTAGACTTGATGAAGTACCTAAATTCAAAGGCCCTATGTTCGTTGGAATTAAATATGGGCAAGATGGTACTAACGTAGCCTTGAGTGTTGCTATTAGAACAGATTTTGATGATATCTTCGTTGAAACTGTCGATTGTCAATCTGTTCGAAATGGTAATGGATGGATTGTTGATTTCTTAAGGAAAGCTAAACCATCTCAAATCGCTATAGATGGTGCTAGTGGGCAGAAAGTTCTCGATGATGAATTGAGAGAGTTTCGAATAAGGAATGTAGTGTTGCCTACTGTTAAAGAAATCATCGTAGCAAACGCGATGTTTGAGCAAGGAGTGTATCAAAAGACAATCTGCCACTCAGGTCAACCGTCATTGTCTAAGGTCGTAACAAACTGCGACAAACGAAACATTGGTTCAAACGGTGGATTTGGATATCGTTCACATTTTGATGATGTAGATATCAGTCTTATGGATAGCGCGTTGTTAGCGCATTGGCTTTGTGCAACATCTAAGCCAAAGAAAAAACAAAAAATCAGTTATTAAACTAAAGGTCACTGCTTATGTAGTGGCTTTTTTTAATAAAAAAATTACTGTACGCGCAGGTTAACGCGGAGAAAGGAGGCATTAACATGCCTGAATTTAAAACGATTGAAACACAAGAAGAACTAGATCGAATCATTGGTGAACGACTCGCTCGTCAGAAAGAGAAGTATGCCGGATTAGAGAAGTTAGAATCTCGTGTGAAGGAATTGGAAACAATGAACGCTGAGTTACTATCGACAATCGACAGCAACAGCAAACTATTAGCTGAGAAAGACGAATTTATTAGCGCTAAAGAGTCTGAACTAGCAGAAGTTAACCAAGTTGTTGAGAAGTTCAAAGGAACACAGCTTCGTACTCAAATTGCATTGCGCAACGGTCTTCCGTATGAGTTGGTAGACAGATTACAAGGTAGCGACGAAGAGAGCTTGCAAGCCGATGCGGAACGTTTATCTGCATTTATCAAACCAAAACCAGTCGCTCCATTAAAAGATGTCGAACCAGTCGTAGGCGATGGTAGAACAACAGCAATGCGACAAATGTTACAAGAATTAAATCAATAATCAAAAAGAAAAGAGGAAAATATATGCCAACATTACAAGCAGGAACATTATTTAGACCAGAATTAGTTAAAGAACTATTTTCTAAAGTACAAGGTAAATCAGTATTAGCTAACTTATCAAAACAACAACCAATTCCATTTAATGGAACTGAGCAAATGGTATTCAATTTGGAAGGTAACGCTCAAATCGTAGGTGAAGGTAAAAAGAAAGAAGCTGGAGAAGCAAAACTTGAATCTGTAATCATCAAGCCTTTGAAATTCGTTTATCAAGCTCGTATTACAGACGAATTCTTACGTTCTTCTGAAGAAAAACAACTTGATTACTTAGCAGCATTCGCAGACGGATTTTCTAAGAAAATTGCCCAATCATTCGATATTGCAGCAATTCACGGATTAGAGCCTAAAACAATGACAGACGCAACTTTCCGCGACACAAACTCATTCGATGGATTAATTAAGAGCAACATCGTTAACTATACTGCAGAAACTTTCGACGATAACATCGACGCTGCGGTTCAAACAGTAGTAGCTAACGGAAGTGATGTTACAGGTATTGCTTTATCTCCAACAGGTGGACAAGCATTATCTAAAATCAAAGTTAATGGTGTTACTCAATACCCTGAATTCCGATTTGGTCAAAATCCTAATTCATTCTATGGAATGGCTTCTGACATTAGCAAAAACTTAACAGTGACTGGTGGAACTGCTGAGACAGACCACGCAATCGTTGGTGACTTCGAAAATCGTTTCAAATGGGGTTACGCTGACAATGTTCCTATGGAAATTATCCAATTTGGTGATCCAGACGGTGCAGGTCGTGACTTGAAAGCACACAACGAAATCTGCTTACGCGCAGAAGCGTATATCGGATGGGGAATCCTAGACGAAAAAGCATTCGCTCGTGTTAAAGCGTAGGTCGTGCTTATGAAGTATAGAAATGTGGATACTGGTGTAATTGTTGAGTCAGATAGCGTGCTGTCTGGCTCGTGGGAACCAGTGGAAGAAAAGAAAACTAAAGTTAAACCGAAGAAAGAAGCAAAGGATGATGAATAATGGACTCATTTGCGACTTTAGACGA